CGAGCCTTCCCAAAATTCTTTGTTCAAGGCAAAGAATACTTTTTCAGGGTCAAGCTTCATAAACCTAGCGCAATCTTCAAGAGCCGCTTCAATAGCTTCCGAAAGGTTACTTACGATATTATCAAGAGTTGAGGCTTCAGCACTTGCGTTGATTCTTGCTGCCTCTGCCGTTTCAGTCTGGCCGCCTCTTTGAATTAGTCTTGCGCCAATCATTATCATTTTGTTTTCAAGGTCTATTAGCTCTTTGCTTAATATGCTTGATTCGGGTGCGGTTACTGAATGAAATGCTCCGTTGTTTCCTAGAAAATGGCCTTTTCTTGCGCCTACCATAACACCCGCCGGATTAGCCGCTTTAAAAGTTTCCCAGTCTAAATCAGTCGAAATTCCCAAGGTAAGCTGACCATGAATATATAAGTTTTCCCTATGATCTGCCGTTGTCTGGTAATGAGCAATATTCAGAATCGCCAAGTCATGCAACGGTGCTTTGCTTATACCGGGTTTATTGTTCTCGCTTCCACAAATATGAAGCGGAATATGGTCAAGCGGTGCGCCTCCAGCCAAGACCTGAAATTCCTCAATGATAGGCTCACCATTTTCATCATATACTGCCTGAGTGTAGAATCCGTCAACTAATCTCAATACCCTATACTGGTAATCAGTTTCATGCTCAAATTCATTGCTTGAAGTATCTCTTGTTTCCTTAAGCACTACAAGGCTTAAAAGCGTCTTCCCGCCGACTGTGATTGTTTTCCAGTTGATTAAACTTTCAGCCGGATAACAAATAATCGTAGGCTGTAAGCTCAACTGCTTTTCATCTTTAAGCGTCCTCACACCTTCATCTGTCATTGGATAATCAACAAAGAATATATACCGCCCGACTGATATTAAATCATTACAGGCGGCCTTAGCTATCTGTTCAAGCGATTGCCCTGCTCCGTCTATATTCTCAATAATGTCTAGCATAACATCAGGCATGTCATAGACAGGTGGCTTCCTGAATACCATGCCGGTCAAAGCGTCCCGCGTCCTTCCGGTTACACCAAGAAAATAAGCTCTGGTAATATATTGAGTGTATCTATCTTCATCTGCCGGAACAAAAGCCGGAAGATAATCCGTTTCCTTTTCCTTAATTGCTTCCTCGCCTTTTATTGTATCTCTGATTTTTGTCCAGATTGCCAGATTGTTTTCATAGTCTGGATGTTTTGTAGTTACTCCCTGCATGATTTACCCCCTACATCTGAAATGAAAAGTTAATATTCGGTAAAGGTTTTCTAACCGGAAACTCAAAGGCTATCGGATAACCGAAAGCATCATTCTGATGGTCATGCCCTTGTGATTTATCCGGCTCTCCATTTTTGTCATAACTCTGTTGTTCTAAACACCTTGCCGTTTCCGGACAAGCGACATCATTAACATAAACAGTTTGTTTATCAAAGCAAGCATTGACTGAAAGCACTCTATCCTTAACAGCCGGATTGCTTTCCTTTACCTTAACTGTAAATCCCGCCGAAGATAACAGCGCAATATCCGAAGTCGAGGCATTGACTGACTTGCGGCTTTTCCCTGAAGCATCTGGATAAATTGTGATGTGATGTTCTTTGAATAATTCTTTGACCGTTTCAATCAAGGCCGGTGTATCATAAATGCCAGTTAATTCCTTAACGCAATGCCAGCCGTTCTGACGCTTAACAAAGATGCAAGAACACATATTGGTTACGTTGAAATCCTGCCCAATAAACAGCGGCTCTTTTTCCTTGATTGTTTCCGTGCTTCTATTCCTGACACGGTTATAGCTTTTATATACCGTGCCGGATTTGAGATTAACAAACTTACCAAACAGATAAGCATCTATCAGCTCAGGCGGATAGCTTTCAATAAGTGCAGGAATATAATCATCTGGTAGATTGTGAGCGTTCTCATAAGTCGAGGCCTGCACCATTGAATATGATTCACTTGGATTATTCCCGAATGTATCATAGGTAAATAAAAAGCCCTCAGGTGTGGTAACAACATCAATACCATTCTGAAGGCCGTTAACTCGCATCTTTAAACGAGCAATTATCTTGCGCCATGCCGCCGTTGCCTTGTCTTTCGGCATAACATCTATTTCATCAATTAAAGCCCTGACAATATTAAACCCTACAATCGTAGATGGATTATCCATAGAACGGCAAATAATAATACCGTAATAAGTGCCGTTTCGGTAAAGATGAACTTCTTTATTTCCCTCTTTAACATCAAGGCGAAAGCCCATTGGATAAATAGCTTCTTCTAAAACTGAATAAAATATATCTCTAATTAATGGATAAGTCGGCGCGAAATAGCCTTGAACTATCTTCGGAAACTTAGCAGCATTTACGCCCAGATTAAGCGCACCTGTATAAGTCTTTCCACTTCCATACCCAGCAACAAACGCCTTAAACTTGCTATTCAGCTTGTTTAGGAATATGTCCTGAGCTGCGTTGATTGTCAGATTTGCCATGCGTAACTGTGATTTCTTTTACCGGAGGCGCAACTTCAAATGTTATAGTCAATGGCAAAGGCTCTTCTGATTTTAACCTGATTGAGTCGTTAAACATGCCTAGGTGCCGCCCTAAATTCTCTAGGGCCTTATTCTTATCATATAATTCAAGCTCCGTTTTTGTTTCGGTTTCGAGAATAGCTCCGCTTGCCGATTCCCGCTTGATCGTCGTGGTTTTGATTTTTTTAATAGCGCGGCTACATCCAGCCCGTAAATGCTTTAACGGCTTAACTTTAACTTCTCCGGTTTCCTCATCAACATCGTAGAACTCACTAAAATCAACATAAGCAATTAAAGCCATTTCCTGAGCAACATCATCTTGTGATATATTAATGCGCTCCGCTAACCCGCGCATTTTTCTGGCTATTTCATTCTTGACATTATTATAACTAAGTAATCTTACAGCGGTTTGTTCTGCTCCGTTTTCTGAGTAACCTGCTCTTATTACTGCTTGTTTCCCATTAAAATCAACAAGATACTCATCGCAAAAGAGTTGTTGGCGTAAAGTTAGCTCCCCTCTGCCCTTCATATCTTCTTTTTGTTCTGTATTTTCTTCCATAGCTGTTCCCTATACTATATATTTAGATTAAAATCAAGTTATTTTTCCTTCTTTTTTCCAGCCTATCCAATAAGGACAATTTTCCGGCCTACATAGTGGCCAAGTTTTCATTTCGGCAAAACCTTTCCAGTTTATACCGCAAGGATGTTCCTCTTTTTCTTCAGTTTCGTCAAACATTCCGAAGCATGTCCACCTAAACTCCTCAAAAGTTAAAGTAACCTTTTCTTCGTTTTTTTTACCTGCATAAAAACCCGCGCCATAAGCACCCCGTAATTGATTTAGATTATATTTGCCTGTCATTCCTTCTCTCCTATCAAAAATTAAGGTTAATGTCTAGTTATTCTCCAAATCAATAACCTTAGCCGCCAGGTAATTTATCGCGCCCAACAGTTCGGCTATTGCTCTCTCTTTCGAAAGTGTCTGCGATTCGTGAATTTTTTTGACGGCTTGCCCTAGCTGAAAGGATTTAAAATGCTTCTCAATCCACATGATCGGCTGGTCTTCAAAATTATCGCCAAAAACATCATGCCGTTCTTTGCCTTTACCTTGACTGGCTTGCTTTAGCGAACGGAATAAAACATCAATGAGCTTATGATATTCTTTAACCATTATACCTCCTGTATTTCATCGCGGCTACATAAATTCGTTCAATCATTTTTTATTTCCTTTCTTTGTGGTTTTTGACATATTATCTAATTGTTTTTTTTCTAATCGTTTTATGTATTTACTTAATCCTCCCAATCTTTTAATCTCCGCTTTTTCCACTTCACAACCAGCATTGAAAAGCAGAACTGCTAATCCATTTTCAGCATCATGCTTTAACCGGCAAATTTCTAAATCGTTAATCCTGACAACATAATCCTGTGTTCCCTTTCGGGAATATTTCTTGCTAATGTTCTGAATTATGACTGACATATTCCCTCTCGGTAATTGTATTTTTATCTCTCGATAGTATCATTTATTGATACTTTCTGCACACAATCGAACATTTGCCGCCTCTTATACTATTATTTCCTTAACGTCAACTATTTTTCCGGCCTCGATTTTGACAACTAAAAAACCTAAATCATTAGGGTCAAACGGTTCATTATAACCGGAAATTCCGTCAATAAACAATTTGTAAAATGAGCCTGTGCAACAATACCAGCGGCGGTCAAAGTCAATATATCCTTCCGGTATTTCATCTTGATTAAGATATTTATGTTTAATTCCTTCTTCCGTGTCCTGAAGATAAAGAAGTTTTGCGGGTGGAACTATACCGAGCCAGTGAGCATGGCCGCAAGCCATTAAAGAACAGTCG